AGCCACGGTTGGAGCAGCTGTAGGTGCGGGTACGCCTAGCCTATAAAAAGCATTGGGATAAGGTGCACTACCTAAAATAATATCACTTCTACCCATTCTAGGAAAAGATTGGCCAGACCAATAAATCGTGTCGTTAGTATCTCCTGCTATGGGCCCACGCACGACATCTACATCTTCATCAAACTGTAGCCAACGTTCTGGGCTATCTGTGTATTTAAAAATAGATTGTTTTGTAGTATTAGCAAGAGTCGAAACTCCGTTAGAAGGGTCTGTTGTAGAATTATCCGTTACAGGAACTAAACGCCCACTTTCTAAATTTACATCGGTTGCAGTTTGCGCAAGGCTATCTGCTAAAAGCCTAGGAGAAATCCTTGGGGCTTTGCCTCCAAATGTATTAAGTTTAAAATACGCCATATACTCATTTTCCAGTGTTAAGAACAGATTCCTGTAGTTCTAAGCTCCTTCTTCCTACTTGTTTAAACCACTTACTGTCTTGCATCTCAACGGCCATTATCTTCCATTGTTGTTCTCTACAAGCCTTTAACATGTTTTTAAACTTAGAAAACCTAGTGCCTCCTAAATTAAAACACATATTTACTAACACATGTTGAATATTTTCGGGCAAGTCGTAGAACTCTTCCTCCGTACCATACACGTGAATTGCTTCATCAAGATGTTTCTTAAAGTCATCTTCGTAGTACATATCTACTACTTCTTGTGGCACTTTAGTTCCTACACACCAATCATATTCTGGGTCTCCTGGTTGACATAAATGCCCTATACCAAGAGTTTTGTAGCCTAGACTATCCTCATATATCTCTAAAACTTCACCCTCATGGCGCTTTATTTCAGCTTTACATTTTTCAATGTCCATACCTACTCCTTCTTTTCTGTTTCTATTTTAACCTTGGGCTTTATCTTGTCCTCTTTTAAAATAGTTTTTAGATCCCCGCTCAACGCAGATATACCTGCTTGTGCTAACTTAACATCTATAGCTAGGTTGTTAAGATTTTGTTGACCTTTGAATAAGACATTAAAAGATTCTATTGCTCTAGGCGTTAGATCTGATATGTCGTACTCTTCGCCATCAAAATTAATGGTTTTTATTTCGTTATTATCTGCCATATAAATACTCCTTATTTAGTTAAATGGTTTGTTTAGTATATCTTTAAGAGAAAAGCCTGTCTACGCCACTCATACCTATGATAAGTATGTAAAGGCCCATGATGTACTTAGTGTACTTTGAATCCATAGCATCAAACTTAGCGTCACCTTTGTCTAGACGTTTCTCTATGTTGTCGACTTGTGCTTCTACTTTTGCTAATGATTCTTTAGTTGTTGCCATTATAGTCCTGCTGCTTCATTTGCTGCTTTCTTAGCGTTCTTAATATCTGTTGTCCAAACTGCATTACAAATAGCTTGAACCTCTGTAGATTCACCTGATATATCTGTATCGGTATGAGTCCAAGAACTGCCATCATAAGATGAGCTTACACATTCTAATACGTGTCTATGAAAAGACCTTGATAGCTCTTCGTAGCCTTTGGCATCTGTGCCTTCCTTGATGACTGTAGCTGTTCTTACTTGTATAGTTTTGTAGTCTCCTACAACTTCTATTTTATCTTCTACTATTGTTTTTGTTATTGCCATTTTTTTCTCCTATGTCCGTACCTAGAATCCACTAGGTATATTAGTTATTAATCTCTTGTATGGAAGCTCCCACCAAAACTGAATATCTTTGAACCACTATTACTAATATTACTATAATTTGCATGAGTGTGTCCTGATACTGAATAGTGAGTGCTTACAATATACATTACATTAGTATTTATTTCTGGTACTAAATGTAAAGTATGGTCTTGTGGATAATTAAGACCTGAATTTAAACCGATAGACATACCACCTCTTGCATCAGATATAACATTAAATGGTAATGATATATATAAATTAGAACCACCGCTTCCCGCACCATTCCAAACTACTTGTCCTGTGATATGAACAACATCTCCTATTCTAGTATATTGTCCTGTTCCTGTTTGTGAGGAAGGAGCTGTGCCACCACTTGCTACAAATGTAGGTGTAAAGTTTCCTTCTTCATAATCGTCAAGTGCGTTAGCTGCTGCTGTGTCACTGCCAAATTTTAATCCATCACTATCTATTCTTGCTCGTACTGCCAAACCACTTACAGAAGCTCCATTACTTCCTGGAGCCGCAGAGCTACAATCAAAATTAAATGCTCCATCTACCATACTCATAACAGTACTTTTATAAGCACCGTACTTTGCTCTCCAACCGCTGGAGCCACCAGTTCTATAATAATAAGCATTGCCTGTTATGTAAGAGTCGTAAGCAGCTCTATGCAATATGCCAAATGCTCCTGCATTTAAATTATTTGTATATCCTAAACTTTGGTCTTGTGGAACTGCATAGCCATCAGCAGCACCTTCTCCATTTAAATTGAGTCCTCCATAGCTATCAATTGACACTTTATTTGTATGAAAAGACAAGACACCTGCTGCACCACTTTGTAATCTCATACCAACAACTTCTTGATCACCATTATTGAGCTTTAATGTCGGCGTTGATGTACCTCTTACTCTTATATCACCACCATTGACTTCTAATTTGTTATCTAATGCAGATGAAGCCCCAATTCCAACATTGCCATTACTTCTGTTTATAGCAAAATAAGTGTTTGCATCTTCTAAACCATGACTTTTTGCTATTCTGAATGACTGGTCTGTAAAACTACCAACACCCCAATAATTAGAAGCACCATGATTTAATGCAGTAGCTACAACTGTTGATGTGTTAGCAGCAGCTAAAGTTAGCTGTTTTACTGGACTACTCGTTCCAATTCCAACATTTTTTGAAGTATCAATGTATATTGCATTACCATTATTTTGTGTTATCGCTACTGCATGATTTGTTAATGAACCTACTTTTACATTAGAATTAGAAGCATCAGTTCCAATGTATGCTTCTTTGGTGCCATCATTGCAAACAAGAAAATTAGTTGTCGCACCTCTGCTAATTAATAATCCTAAAGCATTACCAGTTGAACCACTTCCTACATGCAAATTTGTTAACGGACTACTAGTTCCAATTCCAACACCAGTACTGTCGATTATCATTCTCTCAGTACCACCAGTATCGAATCTTATTTTATCTTCATCACTTGATTCTTCTACTTGAATCATTGTATCGCTATCAGCATCTAATAATAAATTAGCTGTTGTACTTGTTGTATTTGTTGCAGTTATAGCTTCTACTGCTACACCTGATGGTGGAGCTACTCCAAATGTTAAAGTAGTACCACTTATAGAAAAACTATCTTTGTTCTGATAAACACCATCAAAGTAAACTGATACATTGTTTTCATGTACTGGAGCAACTGATAAAGTTAATGTAGTATCAGAACCATCTCCAGTCATTGTAGCTATTGAATTGTTAGAACCACCTACAGTTGTTGTACTATGATAGACTGTAATAACTCTACCACTAGCAGGAGCTGTAGCAAATGTTAATGTAGTTCCTGAAACAGAATAAACATTTTGTGCTTGGAACACACCATCAATAAATACCATTAAATTATTTTCTGTATCTGGAGCTGTGCTTAATGTAAAGGTTGTATCACTTCCATCACCTGTATAGATGTTAGTGTCCATGTTTGTACCTGAACCACCACCAATGCTACCCCAAGCATCTGTATAACCTTCAAATTTACCTGTTGTAGAATTATATCTAAAGTAACCTGCTGCAGGACTTCCAGGTCTTTGTGCTGTTGTACCTACTGGTACATGTATTGAATCTGTGTTTGCACCTAAGTCTAGTGAAACATCTGGTGAAGTTTGATTGATACCTATTTTATTTTCACTTACATCTACAAATAATACACCACTATCTACATTAACATCTCCAGAGAATGTAGCTGTTGTAAAAGTTGTAGGAGTAATATTAGCACTACCATCAAAGCTTACACCACCAATAGTTCTTGCAGTTGTTAAAGTAGCTGCTGAACCTGTAGTGTTTTGATTAAGTGTTCCTACTGTTAAATCTATTGTGCCATCAGAGTCTTGATAATCAACTGTAATACCTGATTCAGTATTACTTGAGAACATTGCACCGACTGTATCTTGTACAACTTCTGATAAATCTATGTTAGCTGTTCCATCAAAAGAAACACCATGTATTGTTCTAGCTGTTTCTAGTGCTGTAGCTGTAGCAGCATTACCTGTAGTATCTTGATTAAGTGTGCCAACTGTAAAGTCTAATGTTCCATCTCCATCTTCGTAAGCTACTGTAATACCTGATTCAGTATTTGAAGATACCATAGCTCCTACAGTATCTTGAATAACTTCTGATAAATCTATATTAGCTGTGCCATCAAAAGATACTCCGTGTATTGTTCTTGCATTTTGCAAAGCTGTTGCAGTTGCAGCATTACCTGTAGTATCTGCTGAACCACTAAATGCAAAGTCTAGTGTATTATCACTATCATCATATGTAACTGTTATATTTGTTTCTGTATTTCCTGATACCATTGCACCAACAGTATCACTAATTGTTTCTGCTAGTGTTGTGCCATTTACTGTAATAGCATCAGCTTCTAAAGTACCATCAATATCTACATCACCTGATATGTCAAGTGACCCTGCATCTAACTCACCACTAATAGTAATATTTCTACCACCAGTAATGTCTTTGTTTGAATCTGTTATAATAGCTTTACTTGCTATTACTGTTCCGTTTGTTATACCATCTATTAAATTAATATCTGTTGCACTAGCTGTTACACCATCTAAAATATTTAACTCTGCTGCTGTGCTGGTAACACCATCAAGAATGTTTAACTCTGCAGTAGTTACTGTAGCTCCATCAAGTATATTTAGTTCAGCAGCAGTAGAAGTTGTTGCAAGTGTTACAGCTCCACTAGAGACATTAAAGTCATCTGAATTAAATGAAGCTACACCTTTGTTAGATGTAGTTGCATCTTCACCAGCAATAGTAATTGTATTACCAGAAGCAGAAGTATCAATACCTTCACCACCAGCTACAGTTAATGTTTCACTATCTAAATCTATTGCTACTGTGCCACTATCTGTAGTAGCATCTAAGTCTTGTGCTGTAACTTGAGAATCAACATAAGCCTTTACAGACTGTTGAGTTGGAACTAATGTAGCACTATCAGAAGCCATGTTATCTTCATCTACAAATGCTGTAATAGTTATAGTACCATCTGATAAATTTCCGTATGTAATTGTTCCTGTTGTTGTTATTGCTGAAGAACCATTATCAATAGCACCAAACCCTGAAGATATAGAACCACTATTTAAAGCACCTACTGTTGTTACATTGCTTAGTGTATCTAATGCTGATTCAAAATATGTTTCAAAGTCTGTTAATGCAACTTGTACCATAGTACCATTATCATTAACTACAACTCTATCAGCATCTGCTAAAGTTGTTGAAGTTGCTGATGTGTTACCATCTACTATATTAAGTTCTGTAGCTGTTGATGTTACTCCATCAAGTATATTAAGTTCTGCAGCAGTTGATGTAATTGCTGTGCCATTAAAGTTTATAGCATCTAAATAAGCTGTTCCATCTATATATAAATCTTTAAATTCAAGAGAGCTAGTACCTAAATCAATATCATTATCTGTTACAGGTATAACAGCACCATCTGCTATATATAACTGTTGTACTGAACTACTAGATACTTCTACATAAAACTCAATAAAATTATTTGTAGTATCTATTAATACTTTGTTATTAGGAGAAGTTTCACCAGCATCACCAATTAATCCTATAACTGGTCCAGAAGCTGCTGTGCCATCATGTGTGTGTCCTGTAGAGTTGTGGAATGCATTTACTAACTGATTATATTCGTTATTGAATAATGCAGCAGTAATTGTATCTCCATCTGCAAAAGAACTTTGTCTTGTATATCCTGCCATTATTTATTCTCCAATTTATTTTCTAATTCTTCTATTTT